AGCGTGTGGCGCAATCTCGATTTGATGCAGCTCACGGGCGCCGTGAAGGCGGAATATGACGCGCTGCCGGTTGACAAGCGCCCGCAGGAGATCATCGTGGATAGCAACGGGTTCGGCGCTGGCGTGCTGGATCGGCTGCGTGAGATCGGCCTGCCGGCGCGTGGCTTGAACGTGTCGGAGCGCGCTGCGGCGAACCAGACATATGTGAACCTGCGCGCTGAGCTGTGGTTTAAGACGAAGGCGTGGCTGGAGGGAATGGATGTTAAGCTGCCGCGTGACGACGCGTTATATGCTGAGCTGGCTGCGCCGCGATATCACTTTACGTCGAGCGGAAAGATGCAGGTCGAGAGCAAGGATAGCATGAAGAAGCGGCGCGTTGCCTCACCAGATCGCGCCGACGCCGTGTGCCTGTCTTTGGCGACAGACCACACGGCGATGCATTTTGGTTCTAAGGTTGGAGGGTGGGGCGCGCCCCTTCGCAGGGGCATACGCGGGGTCGTTTAGGCTTTGTGCGCCTCGATGGCCTGCAGGCTGTCGAGGACGTCGTACCATGAGTAGTGGCACGAATACTCGACCACGCCTTCATCGACATATTTGTCGGCGCCGTCGATCCAATACATGTATTGGCGGCTGCCGTCGAAATATGTGTCGTATTGGCTTTCGATGGTGAAGCCGAGCTTGGCGGCCAGACGCTTTGCCTTAGCGCGGTCGCTGTCGGCAGGCTGCGCTGCGCGCTTTGGCTTGGCCGCTGCCATGGGCTTGGTGATCGCGCCCATTGAGTGCAGCTCGATCACCTCGGCGACGCGTGCGCGGCGCTTGACGCGCTTGTCGCGGATCGAAGTGGGATCGCCGAGGATGCCACACACGATGCGGCGGCCTTGCACAAGCTGCCAGTGCCAGCCCGCGACGATCAGGAATACGCGGTCGGCGGTGCGCTGCTTGACGGTGTGCTTGAGCCACGCCGCCAGCGTCGGGCCTTTGCTGCGGCCCAGCGCGAGGCCGAAGCTTTCGCGCTTGCTATCGACGCCACACATTTCGAGGGAGCGCGTCACCTCCCAAACAGAAGAGCCTTTGATAGACTTGCGCCCGCTGACGTGGCGGATCAGGCGCGCAGCCTCGCCGGTGGTCATGCCTGTGACGGCGCTGATGACGGCGGGGCCGCAGTAGCGGTTTTTATCCGCTTTGGTTTCGCCGTGGTTGATTGATTTGATTTTTAGTTTGGTCATGTTGCCCTCCCGAGCGTTGCGGAGCCGCAGCCCCTGTTGATTTATACCTGACGTTAACATTTTGTTAACATAGGTACAACCCCCTAAATGCAGCTATTTGCATTTTCTTTTAAAAAAGTTTACCTTGGCCTTGCTCAGAGTGGTTTCGACGTCCACGTCTGCACCTCAAGCGGGTTTTCCTCCCTGTGCCCGCGCAACTTGAACCCCGCGAACGCCCTCCCAGCGCGCGGGGTTTCTTTTTGGCGTTTTAATGGTATTATGTAGCGAGTTATTATGGAGATTTTTATGCCAAATGTAGGTGGGAAAACGTACCCGTACACAGCCGCAGGCAAGAAAGCCGCCGCCGCTGCGATGGGAAAGAAGAAGAAGTCGAAGAAGTCGAAGCAGTACGGCACAACGACAAAGCGGACGATGCCCGCCCGCAAGAAGTAATGTGGACGGCGCTGCTTTTGCTTTGCAGCGTCGAGCGTGGCTGCTTTGCGTTTGGCAGCCCCGTGATGCAGAGCGAGAGCCAGTGCATCCAGTCCATACCGAGCGGGCTCGAATACGCGCGGCAGATGTTCCCTGCATACCGCGCAATGGATTATCAGTGCGTCCAGTGGGGCGAAGGAGCGTAGATGGCGACGGCGAAGAAGACCAACCCGAAGCTATGGGAAAAGTCGAAGGCGCGAGCTAAGGCGAAGATGGGCGGGCATAGTGCGCGTGCTATGCAGCTCGCCACAAAGTATTACAAGGAAGCCGGCGGCGGTTATTCTGGCTCAAAGAGCAGCGGCAACAGCTTGTCAAAGTGGAGCAAGCAGGATTGGGGATATACGGGCGAAAAGAAGAAAAGCCGTTATCTGCCCAAATCAGCGCGCAAAAGCCTGTCCGCCGGCGAGAAGGCAGCCGGATCTCGCGCCAAGAATAAGGCGACCAGCTCCGGCAAGAAGCGCGCGTCCTACACGGCTGCAGAAAAACGCGCAGTGAAGAGGGCGTAATGGCGACCAAGCGCAAATCAGGCCCAAGCTTATCTGTTGGGCGCGGCGAGAAGCTTTCGGTGAAGCGTGGCGGCGGTTTGACCGCCAAGGGGCGCGCGAAGTACAACAAGGCGACCGGCAGCAAGTTAAAAGCGCCGGCGCCCAACCCCAAAACGAAATCAGAAAAAGCGCGTAAAAAGTCGTTCTGCGCCCGCTCACGCGGCTGGACGGGTGAACGCGGCAAGGCGGCACGCAGAAGGTGGAAGTGTTAAGATGAATACGATGGAGCTGAGAGCAGAATATGCCCGTCGCACTGGCGACGATAAAAACGCTTTCGCCATGCGCCAAGACGGGCCGGAGGGGTTTCTGTACTCCGACGCTACGATTGCGCGCGCTCTTGACGAGTTTTCACGCCTTTACGGCGATCCATACACCGCTGACGCCAATCAGGCGGTGGCAGCGCAATTATTTGAGGGAATGGGCCCGCGTGTCGGCGCATCCCTGTCGCAATCGGCTTCTATGATGCCCACGCCGCAAAAATCTGCCATGCGGTCGCGCGGTTTGTTTGACGATGCCATGGAGCTGGCGAGGCAGGAAGATTACGGCCAATCCGCCAAATTTGGCGCGCGCGCTGTCGGAGAAGCATTGCTTGGAGATCAGCGCAGTCGTATAGGCGGCATGACCGGTATCATGTCAGGTTTACTTGATTATTTTAGGAACAGAAAATGAGCATACTCGACGACATCATCAGAGCGGCAATGCGCGGCAGATACCCAGAAGTGATGCCGCCTGTTCTCAAGTTTGATAAGAAAAAGGGCAAAGAATATCTCGCTAAGGAGCTTGGCCCAGAAGCAAAACAGGTAAAGAAAGCTCGCGATGCTGCGGTCAAACGGGTTAACGCCGGTGACTATGACCCGTATTTTGATGTTTCCGAGAGGTTTCCGGTCAATAGGCAAAACTACCCAATTGCTTCGCAGCCAAATCAAACGCTGCAGGTTTTGCCCGCCAAGCAGGAAACCATTGAAAAATATAGAGAAATTTACAACAACCCAGAAAGCAAAAAGCGGCTGCAGGAGGCGTATCTAAAAGGATTGGATATCCCCGAGACGCAAGGTTGGTATTTTATGGGGCAGCTCGAAAAAGAGTTTATCGATGAATATGGCCCAGAGCAGGGTCGTAAGATGTTTACGGCGATGTTCGCTGACCCGATGGCGGCTTGGACTGGCGGCGCAGATCCAACGGCAAACCTGCTTATGGCCACATATGACAATTTCAGAAAGGTGCAGGGCGCAAACCTGCCGGAAAAAGCTTTTGACTTTCCATATCCTATTGGCGGCAGGTTTTTGGGAACAAATGCCGCTCAAGCCAGAAAGGTTGAGGCTGCCGGAGAGATAAACCCCAGAACCAACCCAAAGCGGTTCAATTTTTCAACAAATTTTCAAGGCGCCGCTGACCGAGCCACCATGGACGAGCAGATGATGACAATGGGATACGGCATGAACGTACCAACCCCCAATACATATGGCGCCGTTGAAGAAGTGGCTGTGGAGCTGGCCGATAAAAATCGCACCACGCCTATGGGGTTTCAAGAGGTTGCATGGCATGGCGGATCAGGAAAAATCGGAAAGCCGATGATCCAGTTTGTAAACGAAGCCATTGAGCGCACAAGCTCAGTGACGGGCATGAAGCCGCAAGACGTCGTGAAAGGAATGGTGCGCGGGTCAATCCCCATATTTGGGCTGGGAGCTGCGGGGATGGTACAGCAAAATCAGAACCAATCTGACATATTAAATTATTTTCAAGACAGGGGCATCCAATGATCACGTTGACGTATGAAATGAAAATGAACGATTTTGGCATGTCTTTATTTAAGGACAACCCGTCTTTTGACATAGAAATCATCAGTAAGGTCGAAGACGGATCATTCGAGGGTGGATATCACGTTAAAGTTACAGAAGAGCGGGATGAAGATGCAGAATAGGTACTACACGCAGCCGGACGGTTCTGTTGTCATCCAAGACGCTGTGACAGGAAAGGTAACCGTTACCAACCCGCCAGCGCGTCTTTCCGCTGCGCCGGCTGAAGGGTTTATTGGCCGCGCACGTCAGGGGCTAACGTCTGGCCTGCAGAGAACGGGGCTTTCGCCTTACATGGCGCGCCGCACCAGCGAAGGGATCTTAGGCAGGCCATTTGCGCGGCCACAATCTGAGCTTCCATTTTTAGAAACGCTCGGCGTTGCCAACGCAACACCGATGGTTGCTGGAAGCTTGATGGCGGGAGAGGCTTTGACGCAGGCGGCGCAGGGCAATCGCGGCGCTGCGCTTGGTAATGCGGCACTAAGCATTTTGGATATTGCCGGAAGCGGTGCTGGCTTAAAGGCGGCATATAGGAACGCGCGTCAATCTCCGGAGCTTGTTGATATACCTCAGACGCCAGAGGGCAGAAAATATTTTCAAGGGATTTTGGCTGATGCTCAAGACAGTCAGGGGCCGCTTGGATCTCAGGTTAGCGTTTATGAGCCAGAAGCTTATAAAGGTATGAGCATGACGGCTTCCCCGAATGCTGACGCTGGTTATGCAATTTCACCAGAAGGCGAAATTGTTTCGCTGGTTAAGAGTAAAGACTCCAAGATGAAAGGTTTTGCCGGCAAAGCATTGAAGCGAGCTAAAGATGACGGCGGCGTATTTTTGAACGCGTTTGACACTGAGCTTACCAATCTTTACGGCAAAGCTGGGTTTAAACCAGTATCTCGCGTTGGGTTTGACGAAGAAATGTTTAGATCCGAAATCGGAGACGAGGCCGTAGATGAATTTATGAAGGCCAATGCTAGATTTAACGAAGGCAGGCCGGATCTTGTATTTATGGTGCGAGATCCTGAGTTTACACCCAGAGCAATGAGCGGGCAGGGTGGCCAGAAAGCTGAATATGACGAGGCTTATGATATATTGCTGCGAGAAATGAAGAGGCTTGGGTACAATGACTAAAGTTAGAGATTTTAAAGCGCAGTGCATTGCGGCATTAAAGAAAAAGTCAGATCAGCGAAAGGTTGATGAAAATGAAAAATGAGATCAACGATCTGGTCAATCAGGTGGAGCAGCAGCTCAACCCCAACATAATGAGCGATGACGAGCTGCAGGGCATTGTCGGCAAGGAGATCGACGACGCGATCGACTACATCGACAACACCATATCGCCCGTAAGGGCGGAGGCCACCGAGTATTATCGCGGGCAACCGTTTGGCGACGAAGAGGACGGGCGCAGTCAAGTGGTTAGCATGGATGTACGTGATACCGTACAGGCCATCCTGCCGTCGCTGATGCGGATCTTTCACGGCACCGACCGCACCGTCGAATATGCGCCGCAGGGGCCCGAAGACGTGCAGGCGGCGGAGCAGGCGACCGACTATGCCAATTTTATCATCAACCGCGACAATAACGGCTTCTTGGCGATGCATTCAGCGTTCAAGGATGCGCTGATACGCAAGGTTGGTGTTTTAAAGTGTTGGTGGGATGACCAGACCACGATTGACGCCTACAATTACACCGGCCTCGACGATAACGCTCTGGCGGCTCTTGCCGCAGATCCGGATGCGATGATCACCGTGCAGGCGTCCATGCCGTTTGGCGAGCCCATGATCGACCCAGTGACCGGAATGCAAATGCCGATGCCGATGGTGCATGACGTGCGTGTGGAATACACGCGCCCCGATGGCCGCGTTAAGCTGGAGGCTGTGCCGCCCGAGGAGCTGCTAATTTCGCGTGAGGCAAAATCTATCGAAGAAGCCGATTATGTCGCTCACAGGCGCATTGTGACCGTCTCCGAGCTGGTTGCGATGGGATATGACTACGACGAGGTCGCAAGCATGTCATCCGCGTATGATGATATGAATACAAACGTCGAGCGGTACACGCGCAACCCTGCGTTAACCAACGAGATGAACGAGCGCAACGACCCAGCGATGAAAAAGGTTCTTTACGTTGAAAACTATATCCGCGTTGATTACGACGGCGACGGCATCGCGGAGCTGCGCAAAATCTGCACGGCGGGCGACGGCAACAAGATACTGAACAACGAGCCAATTGACATGGCCCCCTTCGCCACGTTTTGCCCAGACCCAGAGCCACACGATTTCTTCGGCATTAGCGTGGCTGACACCGTCATGGACATCCAGCGGATCAAGTCTGTCATCATGCGTAACACATTGGATAGCTTGGCCATGTCCATACACCCCCGCGTGGCT